TCATTTTGCTTTTTTCCTTTGCTTTCTACTAGGATACCAAAGTTTTTTTGACGCTCAACCCCCAAAGTTAGGGGGTGGTTTCCAGAATATCAAACGTGACGCACTTGTCGGTATAGATCGACCGATACCCTTGCTCACACTTGACAGTTAGCAGGGTACGATCACCGAACATTCTGACGCTGACCACCTCTCCGTTGACAATTTCGCCGTTATCGTATTCGGCAAAAACAAAATCACCGATTTTCATTTTTCTACCTTTCTTTCTACTGGTTTGTATCCTTTTCCGATGCCAGAATAATATGCACACCCCATGCCAAACCCAAAAAAAATCAAAAATGCTGTTTTTCCCGCGATTTTCAACATTCTGCCATTTTGGTATCTATGCCATATTTGCAGTTCCTGCCATTTTGTCCTGCCATTTTGTCAAAAGCCTGCCACGATGGTCGGGTCCCCCACCATAGGGGGGTTTTTTTGTTTCCCCCCTTACAAGGGGCCACACCCCCAAAACGGGGCGGTGGTATAAACACAATAAGCACCTCATATATAATTGGCCAGTTTAATAGCCATAATCCCCCAACCAACAAAAAAGGAGCAGAAGTAACTCTGCCCCTTTGTTGCTAGAAAATTTAATCAGTTTTATACTATCATGCTTCAGCAGATTCGTTAACCTTGGATGGCTTACGACCTCGTGGCTTCACAATACTTAACTTGCGTCTTTGTCTACGAACCATGCCCACACTAATTGTTCGACTACTATCCGTCTTATTTAAGTAGGCCGCAATTTCCTCATCCTTCATATTTTGAGAGTTGTTACTGATAAATTCTAGTTCTTCTTTTGTCCACTTTTTATATGTTTTTGACATTTAGTGTCTCCTTAAAGTTGCTTTTTGTGTATCTACTACTATAATAGTAAATAGAACAAAATACCGGTCAAGGTGCTTTTATGAATATAAACAATAATTTTCCCACGGTAGCTTCATCAGTTTTAAAAACAGTAGCTAATACTGAACTAGTTACAGAAGCTGAACTCCACGATACTATAGATAAACCACTAAAGGAAATAATACATGACGAAAAAACCCAAACTAATTCAGAACAAGGTGAGCGAAGCTGAATTTTTACAAGCTTGGGAAAAAATTAGCCAAAAATTAGGCTATAAATTTAAATTTGGATATCACAGCCACGAAGATATGAAACAACAAGCCGCCATATTTGCGCTTGAAGGATTAAAAAATTATGATAAAAGTCGCCCCCTAGAAAACTTCTTATGGACACATGTTAGAAATCGCCTCTTTAATTACAAACGAGACAACTATCAACGACCAGATAAACCCTGCTTAACATGTCCATTTTATAATACCTCACTAGCTTCAGGATGTTCAGAATTTTCTAATAAAAATGACTGTTCATTATATGAAAATTGGAGCAAACGAAATGATGCTAAGAAAAATATCATGAAGCCCATTGGTATTGATACTATAGGAGAAAATGCCAAAGAAATTAATAGTAACGAATTATTTAATAGCATAAGTAATAAAGAACTATTAAAAATTATAGATCTTAATATTAGTGTTAAAAATCGCCCCATATTTCTCAAACTAAAAGGCGGCAGTAAAGTTTCCAAATTAGAGATTAAAAAATTACACTCAGAAATTAAACAAATACTCAAAGATTATGACATCAATTCCTAAAAAAAGAGGCCAGCTTAGTCTGGAAGAAGAAAAATTCATAAGAGATAATATAGGTTCTCTTACTATTGACCAGATTGCCACCAATTTAAATCGATCATCTGCACCAATAAAAAGATATGTAACAGAAAGCAAATTGTTACTAACACATGATGATAGTGATGAAATTTTACGAACAAAATTACACAGTAAAAGTTTCTGGAACGAAATTACCAAACAATTTGACGAAGATAGTGGCGAACTAGATTACTTTGAAGAAATTTGGATTAACCTTATCAAACAATTTAGAGAAGACGTTTTACCCGCCGAAGAACTTCAGATCAAACAATTTATAACCATTGATATTCTTATTAATCGTTCTATGAAAGAGCGAAAACGCCACATAAACGAAACTGAAAAATTACAACAAGTTATTAATGACATATACGCCAAACCAGAAGATCAACGAGATACCCAAAAACTTATCAATTTAGAAACTCAACTAACTTTCGCCCGTAATAGTGTGGCCAACTATACCAACGAATATACTAAACTTCTTACTGAACAACAAAAAATAAGCAAAGACTTAAAAGCCACAAGAGAACAACGAATCAAACGTATCGAAGATGGCAAAAGTAGCTGGACGGGCCTTATACGTATGCTAGAAGACGAAGAGATAAGAGAAAAAGAAGGGCGCGAAATGGTTATTCTCAATATGGCCACTAACAAGACAAAAGATGTTTTACAGCAATATCATTCTTATCAGGATGGTAAATTAGACATTCCTTTATTAACACCAGAAGCAGTATTAAAGAATTCAGATGAAGCGTGATTATAGCGATCCCCTTTACAAAGCATGGAGACAAAAAGTAAGACAACGAGACCACGGTATTTGTCAGTGGCCTAATTGTTCTAATAGTAAAAAACTACATGTTCATCATATTAACAAGTGGGCATCTAATGCTCATTTAAGATACGATATTAATAATGGTATAACATTATGCAAAGCTCATCATGATATGGTAAAAAATAATGAAGATAGCTATATAGAATTTTTTAGTAAACTATTATCGAATAAACATTATGATAAATGACGATTTTACAATAATAATTGATACGCGCGAACAAAAGCCGTGGGAATTCTCAGAATACTCGACGGCCCATCATAAATTAGATACCGGGGATTATAGCATACAAGGTTTGGAAAATATTGTGGCCATAGAACGAAAACGTAATGTTGCTGAGATTGCTAATAATATTACAGAAAGTCGATTTGAAGATGTTATTAACAGATTAAAACAAATTAAATATCCTTTCATATTATTAGAATTTAATCTACAGAGCGTTCTTCAGTATCCTGTAGGATCATCAATACCCAAACGATTGTGGAATAAAATTAAAATTAGTCCCAATTATATTATGAAGCATCTTATTGATTTACAAATCGAACACCATATTAATGTTATTTTTTGTGGCGACTCTGATAATGCTGAACAGATGGCCACTTCTATTTTGAAGCGTATTCATAAAATGGAAAAAAATAAGGATTCGCACAATGTATGAAGATGCGTGGTTAAATCTTGGCGAACTATCACAACTAAATATATCTAATAATCCTATGATTAATAGGATAGAGCAAGATATCGAAAGGCCAGATATTCATCTTCTAAAATTACTAAGAAATCCTGTTAATTTTGGATCAACATGTAAATTATTATTTGATATTGAACTTCATCCTATACAAATTGCTATCTTACAAGAATTCTGGATTCGTCCTTTTCCAATGTTCATTGCGTCTCGTGGTTTCGGCAAAAGCTTTTTAATGGCATTGTATTGTACTCTTAAATGCATCTTTGTTCCAGGAACCAAAATTGTTGTGGTTGGCGCAGCTTTTCGTCAGAGTAAATTAGTATTCGAATATATGGAAACATTTTGGCGTAATAGTGCCATTTTACGCAGTATCTTTAATGGTAACGATGATGGACCGCGTCGAGATGTTGATAGATGCACAATGAGATTCGGAGATAGTTGGACAATTGCTATTCCTATGGGCGACGGTAGTAAAATTAGAGGTTTAAGAGCACACATTATCATCGCAGACGAATTCGCATCAATTTCTCCAGATATTTATGAGACCGTAGTTTCAGGTTTCGCGGCAGTTTCTGCTACTCCTATTCAAAACGTAAAAAGAGAAGCTAAAAAACAAGCCATGAAAGATGCTGGATTATGGAATAGTGATTTAGAGGAATTAAGTTTCAAAATGGGTAACCAGGCCATAATAGCAGGCACGGCTGATTATGCTTTCAAGCACTTTGCTAGTTATTGGAAGAGATACAAAACTATTATAGAGAGCAAGGGCGAAATTCATAAACTTGAAGAAATTTTTAAAGGTGAAGTACCAGATAATTTTAATTGGAGAGACTATAGTATTATTCGTATACCTTATGAATTAATACCAAAAGGATTCATGGACGATAAACAAGTAGCACGAGCTAAAGCTACTATTCATACTGGTATTTATAATATGGAATATGCAGCATGTTTTACGGAAGATAGCGATGGATTCTTTAGACGAAGCCTTATAGAAAGCTGTGTTGTAAAACCAGATAATCCATTAATTATAAATGATGAAAAAATTCTATTCGAAGTAAGAACAAACGGTGACCCTAAGAATAAATATGTATATGGAATTGACCCTGCTAGTGAAAAAGATAATTTTAGTATTGTAGTATTAGAGTGTCACGGAACACACACCAGAATAGTATATTGTTGGACTACGAATCGAACAAACTTTAAAGAACGACAAAAAGCAGGACTATCAAACGAACATGATTTTTATGGATTTTGTGCTAGGAAAATTCGTAATTTAATGAAAGTTTTTCCTTGTGAGCGAATAGGAATGGACGCTCAGGGTGGTGGCGTAGCAATCGAAGAAGCATTACACGATCCAGATAAATTAGAAGATGGAGAGAATTTAATCTGGCCGGTTATAGATAATGATAAATCTAAAGACACGGATGATCAGCCAGGATTGCATATTTTAGAATTAGTTCAATTTGCACGAGCAGATTGGACAGCACAAGCAAACCATGGACTACGCAAAGATTTTGAAGATAAAGTATTATTATTTCCTCGTTTTGATAATCTAAGCTTAGCACTAGCTTTAGATCAAGAAAATAAAGATATTTTAACAGCTGATCTTACTCCTATTTACGATAGTACCAGCGAATGTATATTAGAGATTGAAGAACTAAAAAACGAATTGACAACAATAGTTATGACTTCCACAAGCACAGGATCAGGAGCTAGAGACAGATGGGATACTCCTGATTTAAAATTACCAAATGGTAAAAAGGGCAAATTAAGAAAAGACCGATATAGTGCATTATTAATCGCCAATATGTTAGCACGACAACTCACTAGAACACTTACTCCTATCAACTATGATATTATAGGAACAAACGCACAAACATCACCAAAAACAGAAAATAGTGGCCAAATGTATAGAGGTCCTAGTTGGTTTACAGAAGGAGCTAACGAAGATATATACATGGGAATATATAAATAAGTGTATTAATACAATTATAATACTATTACAATATCAATATAATTATGGCTAAAAAATATCCAAAAAGCGAATCAACAGAAAACTCAGTACTATCTAACGAAAATGCCTATATTACATGGGGAGACGATTTAGATAGTAAGCAAAAAGCTTTAGATCAAACTGCTGGTTGTTTAGATGAATACGGACTATATAGATCTACAGCAGGATATTCTGGTAGAATAAATAATTTTTCCAATATATTACCTAATATTTCTAGTCGCCCTGGTCTTACCAGAGGCGGATACGATTATTTCAGATATGACGAAGCTGTTCCTAATCATATTAAAGAAATTATTCGTCGTGCAGATGATATATATCAAAAAGTAGGTTTAGTAAAAAATGTTATAGATCTTATGGGTGATTTTGCCGTACAAGGTATCAAACTAGTTTGTAAAAATAAAAAAACAGAGAGATTTTATCGTAAATGGTTTAAAAAAATCAATGGTAAAGAAAGAAGCGAAAGATTTCTTAATAACTTATATAAAACTGGTAATATAGTTATTAATAGACAAACAGCAAAAATAAGCCTAAAGACTACTGAAAACTTTTTTAGAACTTCGGCAGCTCCTGATACCACAGAAAATGATATTGATATTGTTAATGTTGAAAAAAGAGAAATACCTTGGAGGTACACTTTTATAGATCCTGTTTATGTTCATGTTTCAGCAGGATCTCTTTCGTCTTTCGTTGGACAGAAAAGATACGAATTAGTTTTACCATCTAATCTCAGAAAGATCATAGCTTCCCCAAAAACAGAAAATGAAAAAATTATAGTTTCTGGTTTACCTAGTCAAATTTTAGAAGCAGCAAAAACCAAAAAACCATATCCTCTTGATCCAGAAAAAACCTGTGTGTTTCATTACAAGAAAGACGATTGGCAAAGTTGGGCTTTTCCAATGATCTACAGTATCATGGATGATATTACGGTAATAGAAAAACTAAAATTAGCAGATATGGCAGCCCTAGATGGTGCTATTAGTAATATTCGTATTTTTAAATTAGGCAGTCTAGAACATAAGATAGCCCCAACTAAAGCAGCAGCAGCTAAACTATCCTCAATATTACAAAATAATGTTGGTGGTGGAACCATGGATCTTGTTTGGGGTCCAGATATAGAACTTATCGAAAGTAAAACTACAGTTCATAATTTTCTTGGAGAAGGTAAATATACGCCACATCTTAATAGTGTTTATGCCGGTCTTGGCATCCCTCCTACATTAACTGGAACATTCGGTGCTGCTGGTACTACTAATAATTTTATAAGCTTGAAAACATTAACACAAAGACTTCAATACGGTAGAGATACTCTGGTTAGTTTTTGGGAAAAAGAAATAGAGATAGTACAGAAAGCTATGGGATTCAAATACGCAGCTAAAATAGAATTTGATAGAATGGATCTTAGTAATGAAGATGCTGAAAAGGCACTACTCATACAATTATTAGATAGAAATATTATCTCAGACGAAGTAGTCCAATCAAGATTCGGATTTGATCCTGATATGGAAAGAACAAGAGTTAACAGAGAACACAGAGAAAGAAAAACCAATAGAACTCCACCAAAGTCTGGTCCTTTCTATGATCCTATGATTGAAGAAACTCTTAAGAAAGTTGCTTTACAATTAGGTATTGTCACACCAAGTCAAGTGGGTCTAGATTTACCCAAGAAAAAATCTAGCGAACAAACAGCTTTAGAAATGAAAACAGTCATGCCTCCCAAAAATTCATTATCAGTTAAAGATTCGCCAGAATCTTTAAAAGGTATCCCACAACAAGGCAGACCCAAAAACTCTAAGGATTCAAAACAAAGAAAAACAAAAACTTTCAGTCCACAAACAGGCGCTAAATTACACATATGGGCAAATGAGGCCCAAGAAAAAATTTCTGATATAATTAATCCAATATTATTAGAATTTTATCAAAAGAAAAATATGCGTAGTTTATCCCACGAAGAATATTCTGAAGCTGAAAAGATAAGAACAAAACTTCTACTCTTATCTGCACCATTCTCTAGCATGAACGAAGAAAGTATTGTTAAATCTTTCGCCTCATTGACCAATAATTCTGAACAAACATATAATCTATATCTTCAATTTTTAAATTCAACCAAAAATAGCCTTAATAGAGATTTGAATGTTGACGATATTAAGGATATCAAATCTTATTTTTACTCATTGGTGTATGATTATGAAAATAATGGAGATATTCAATGATAATATATGATCAAGAAATTGCAGATAATTTAGAAGAATTGATCAAAGCTAGTGCGAGCATATCCATAGCCTCTATTGCACAACCTTCTGAGTCAGAAGCATTCAATAATACTTTGCGTATTGAGCAAGATGATAAAAAACTATCCTCTTTGGCTTCTTACAATGATAAAGACCTATATTATGTACAATCAATCTTAGTATCTTCATCATGGAATAAAAATGATGATATTTTTAGTAAAGAAGAAGTTTGGGCGGCCAAAAATACTCCAGAAGATAAACCAACGAATTTAGAACATAATGAGAATCTTATTATTGGTCATATTGTTTCTAATTGGCCAATTGATGATGATGGACAAATGTTGGATCCATCAACACCAACAGAACAACTTCCTGATAAGTTTCATATCGTAACAGGATCTGTCATCTACAAAGCCTACACCACTCCCGAACTTAAGGATAGAGCTGAAAAATTAATAGCAGAAATTGAAAATGGAACAAAATATGTTAGTATGGAATGTATGTTTAGTGGTTTTGATTATGGTCTAATGGATAATACAACTGGACAATATAAAATATTAGCTAGATCTAATGAAACAGCATTTCTTACCAAACATCTTCGTGCGTATGGTGGTAAGGGCGAATATGATAATCATAAAATTGGCAGAGTTTTAAGAAATATAACCTTTTCAGGCAAGGGTTATGTTGACAAGCCAGCTAATCCTGATAGTATAATATTTACCAAAGATAATTTTTTAAGCATCGCCAATATAAAAAATAACAAAAATAATATTTCGGGTGTATCAGAAATAAGACCAAATAACATGGAGAACATTACTATGAGTCTAGAAAACGAAGTAGCCGATCTCAAAGAAAAAGTACAAGCTATGACAGATTGTGCTTCAGCCACTAAAGAAGCCTACACACAAGTTGCTGAACTAAAAGATAAAATTGTTGCTCTAGAAACAGAACTACAAAACACCAAGGGTGCTTATGATGCTTTAGTTTCAACAACAGAAGCAGCGAAAAAAATGAGCGAAGAAGAAATGATGAAGAGAGAAGAAGAAATGAAAAAGGCTAAATCAGAGCTAGAAATCGCTCTAGAAGCTGTAGCTGCTTATAAGAATAAAGAAGAAGAAATGATGAAAAAAGAGAAGAAGATGAAAAGAATGGCTTCTCTTATTGAAAAAGGCATAGACCAAGAAGTAGTTGCTTCAACCGTTGATCAATTTGAATCATTAGAAGATTCAACTTTTGATGCTCTTGTCGCACTTTTTACAGAGGCAGCTAAAAAGAAAGCAGAAATGCCTATGAAAGAAGAGAAGAAAGCATCTTCTAGTAATGAAACAAATACTGAAGAAGCGCTAGACAATGTTGAAACCAATACTGAAGATCTTGATCTAAGTGCTGGCAGTGATCATACAGAAAATGTAGATACAACACGCGCAGCATTAGTTGATTTTGTATGTGCTAGACTAGGTAAAAAACTTAATAAGGGAGAATAACAAATGGCTCTTAAATCAGATCGTATCGAACTATTAACAGATATCTCTTTCTTCATGACAACTGAAGCCGAAAGAGGTGGTGTAGTTAGTGCCGTAACAAGTGGTTCTGGCGTTTCTATGGATGACGCTAATGCTGTAGTAGCATATGCTGCCGCTGCTTCTGGCTCAAAACCAGTTGGCGTTTTGCTAAATGATGTTGTTGATCTAGATCTTACTAGACAACACATTAATTGGCACAAAGACGAAGTACAAGTTGGTGGCAAGGTCACCGTACTACGTAACGGCCAAGTAACAACGAACATGCTTGTATCCGGTATTGTTCCAACAGTTGGCACCCCAGCTTATGTCGGTGCTAGTGGTCTAATTGGTACAAGTAGCACCAATGCTGTTCAAATCGGCTCATTCTTAAGTGGTAAGGATGCCGATGGTTATGCCAAAGTATCCGTCAACATCGCTTAATTAAGGGAGAAGAAAAACATGTCCAATAAAGCTTTTGAACCAACACCAGAACTTACAGACCTTCTTGTTCGTTCTGGCTCATTAAATAAAGAAGAGGCCCTAGGTGCTAATGCAGAGTTTGCAAAAGCTCTAGAACTTCCACTTCGACAAGGTATTCTAAATGGTGATATTCTCAATGGTATTTTCGAGCCAATCCAACTTGCTCAAAGTGCTACTCCAGAATTTCCATTAGATTTCCTTGCTCCTGGTACCGAGAAGGACTTTGTTGCTTACACAATTCCCAATCACGGCTATATTCCAGAGCGTCATGTTGAAGGCGACTATGTCATGGTTCCAACCTATGACATTGGTGCTAGCATCGACTACCTCTTAAAGTATGCTCGTGATGCTCGCTGGGACGTTGTTGGTCGTGCTATGGAAGTTATGGAAGCTCAATTCGTCAAAAAGATGAATGACGATGGCTGGCATACACTTCTTGCTGCTGGTGTTGATCGTAACATTGTTGTTTATGACAGCGATGCCGATGCTGGTCAATTTACCAAGCGTCTTGTAAGTTTAATGAAGACCGTTATGCGTCGTAATGGTGGTGGTAACTCCACTTCAGCTAACCGTGGCCGACTCACAGACGTTTACGTATCTCCAGAAGCTATGGAAGATATTCGTAACTGGGGTGTTGACCAAGTTGATGAAGTTACACGTCGTGAGATCTATGTTGCTGCCGATGGTACTCTTAATAGAGTATTCGGTGTTAACCTACACGACCTTGATGAGCTAGGCGAGAGTCAAGAATATCAACTATTCTATGACAACGTACTATCTGGCACATTACCAGAAGGCGACGTAGAACTAGTTGTTGGTTTAGATCTTAGCAAGAGAGATAGCTTTATAATGCCAGTTCGTGAAGCCGTTCAAATCTTCGAAGACGATACTCTCCATCGTCAAAAGAGAGCCGGTTTCTATGGCTGGGCAGAACAAGGCTTTGCTGTTCTAGACAACCGCAGAGTTCTATTAGGCTCACTCTAATTAGTAGTTGTTCATTTTGAACTAAAATTAGCCGCTCCACACGGGGCGGCTTTTTTTATATGTCTAAAGGTGTATTACTATATGATTCGATCTTCTTACAAAATATAAAGGGAAATTATGAGTTGGCAAATAGAAATTCCCATCATGGTCAGAACATTAATTAATGATCTTGGATCAACCCCAACTTATTCTGATGATAGAATATTACAAATTATAGTTGTTTCAGCTAAATATGTACAATTCGACGTATCATTGGATCATAACTATGTGATAGATGTTGCCAATCCTTCTATATCGCCAGATCCAACAGAAGATAATGATTCTATTTTTATTAGTTTAGTAGCTCTTAAAGCTGCTTGTATTATTGATCAAAGTGAATATAGAACCAAAGCAGCTATGGAAGGAATACGCGCTGCTCTTGGACCAGCCAGCTTGTCAGTAGTCGGACAAAGTGCCGCTTGGCAAACAATTCTGGAGCGTGGTTCTTGTGCATCTTACGAAGAACTAACCTCTCATTGGGATGTTAAAGAAGCTACTGCTATACGCGCTGTTCTTAGTCCTTTTGTTGGTAATGATTTTGATCCTGAGCGTCAAAGAACTTATAATTATGGATATAGAAATAATTTTTACTCTTAAATGAAGGATTTTTTATGTCTGCTGGTTCTTATGATTTTGTAATCGAGCAAGGTGCGTCATATGGTGTCTCTATACAGTATACTAATGCTAGTGGAATACCAATAGATCTATCTCAATTTTCTCATGCTAGAATGCAATGGATCACAGATTCTAATAATGCTTTATCTTTTACTACTACAAACACCAATTCTGGTTTATATTTATTCGAATTTGGATCTCCTTTAAGTAGTGGTATCATTAATTTAAAAATACCAGCTAGTATTACAGGAGGATATAACTTTACAACAGCAGAATATGATATGGAATTAGTATCTAATAATGATTTTTATAATGGCGGTGGTCCTGAAGTTATTCGATTATTACAAGGTAATGTGACTATTGTTCCAGAAATTACAAAAATTATATAAGTAGTGTGATATGAATGAATATATTAACAATCACTCCAGAATCCAGTAATATCAATGTTGATGATAATAATACTAGCGGCTTATTAAACGTATCTACATCTTCTAATATCAACACACTTACTAATATTTATCCTACTACCAGTAATATTAGCATTAATAGTACAACTGGTCCATCCGTTGTAACGGTATCTGGTGTTAATTCTTTAGCTAATATAGTTAATATTAGTTCAGCATCATATAGTAATACTGTTGTGTCTGGAGCTTCAGGAGTCTATAGTTCTTATGGTAGATTATCTTTAGCAAGCAATAATCCTATCTATAATACCGATATTACTAATAATACCATATACTACACACCATACTTAGGTAATAAATTATCATTATATGATTCATCAACATCTTCGTGGTCAGACTATACTTTTAGTGAATTATCTTTAAGTTTATTAGCATCAACTAACGATACTAATTATGATATTTTTATATATTATAATGGTAATAGTTTAGTTATGGAAAAAATTGCTTGGCTTAATAATTCTAATAGAAATTCATCACTAATTTTACAAGATGGTATTTATGTACTATCTACCGATGCAAAGAAAAGATATGTGGGATCCATCAGAACAACATCAACATCAACCACAGAAGATAGTAAAAAGAAAAGATTTGTATGGAATAATAGTAATAAAATAGTTAAGCAAATTTATGCTACAGATTCTGTTCTTCATACTTATACTACATCATCATATAGACCATATAAAAATATTACTACATCTGGTATAACAAGAATAGAATTTATTAGTGGTATAGACCAGTATTTATCTGTTTCTCTACATAGTGATCATTTTAATGAATCAAATTTCTCTTCTGTTGCTCTTGGTTTAGATTCGACTAGCAATCCTAATATTGATATAATTAATGGCATCTACGTTAGCGCAGGATCGCCCTATGGACACTCTAATATATCAACATCGTCTAATACTTATGTTAATACAAATTTAGGATATCATTATATTCAGATACTACAATACGGATCATCAATTTCTACATTCAACAAAGCCATATTATCAGGAGCTATTTTATGTTAAATATATTGCATAAAACAATTAATGATATAGTTCCTATTATCGGTATAACACAAGAAGATAATAATTATATAATTGAATATGTTAATCAACCAAATCAAGAACAATTAACTTTAATTAATGCAGTCATTAATGATTGGCCACTAGAGCAAGCTAAATTATTAAAAATAGCAGAATTAGATCTGTCGTGGTCTAAAAAATTAAAAAATGGGTGGGTAACACCACTAGGATGGAAATTAGGAATAACTACAGAAGATGTTACTTTATTAAGTGGTGCATTTATTTTAGCCAAGGAAGCTGCTGAGATGGGTATAACAGACTTAGCCAATATAATAGACTCTAACGGTGTATCACATTCTATAATGTTTTCTGAATTTGTTGAATTAATGTTAGAATATGGCCAATACAGAACATCTATAAGCTTATGGTATTCTGAAAAATTATCTAATATAAAATCAGCAACATCAATAAATCAAGTTAATAACATCATTATTTAGTGGAGATTAATATGGCTTCTTTCTGTGTTACAATTTTTGATACAATAGAAAATGCAGCTGAAAATGATGCTTGCTTTGGAACATCAACCAAAAACCTATCTCTGAACAAAGGATCTAGTTATAGAATAACATATCAATTAAGTAAGAACAGTGGTAGTGCGAGTATCGTTGGATACACACTACGTGGACAAATAAAACCTACTTCAACATCGTCTACAATACTATTAGATATGTCCACGAGCAATCTTTTATTGAGACTAGATCCTCCGAACAGCAGAATCATGATGTATATTCCTGAATCATTTACGGAATCTATTTCTGAATCAATTTGCTATTATTATATTGAGTTATTAAATTCTGGAGGTGAAGCATCAAGAATTATTCAAGGACAAATTAATTTTAATATATAATAGGATTTTATTATGAATATTATTACTACAGATTTAAAAAATCTATATAAAAGTATGATAGATGAATTATTACGCGCTAATTCATTATCTTTACCATGTAAATTAATTTATGATTCTTCTGTTTTTACAGAATGCACTAATTGCGAAATTGATCCTATCTCTCACAAGTCAAGTAATGTATATAAGAGTGGAGGCCCTCTAGCCTTTGCTAATGGTCAAATATGCCCCTACTGCCGAGGTT